GCAGGTAGCGTGGAACTCGAAATTCTGCCAAGAGAAGGCGCACTGCGAAGAGTTGTGTACTTTGTCAAACGGCATTTCGAGTCCGCAGCGCGGACACATCAAGTAGCGCCGAAAAGGAACAATGATGCTCGTGAAAGAGTTGCCGTACGTCAGGTAGTCCATCGCTACCGTGTGGAGCACGTTCTTGATACTGAGCGTCTCTTCAAGGAAAACGCGAAACTTCTCTTTCTCTTCGCGCCCAGTCGTTTTCTCGCCGATGTCTCTGATTTCGACGTCTGTAATAAAGTAAGAGACAACGCGATCGATGGCCTGCCGGTAGGGGCCGTTTGCGTTGACAATGTACTCGCACCAACGCAGCGCCGTCTGAATGCTCTCCGGCATAGACAGGCTGGCAATGTCACAGAACGGGTCTGGGAAACGCTCGTCCACGTTTGCACGGCCGAGCGTGTTGTACCCTAACGACGAAGACGGCATTACAGTCACAGTAACAACCCTTTTTATTGAATTTTGCTGGCGGCGGCTTCAGCGGCGCGTTTACGAAAATCTGCGTCCAAATTTTCGATTTTGGCTGTTTTAGATGCGCACTTTTGCTCTGCCGCGGATTTGTCGGCGACTACGTTCTCTGTATCCGGCGTTGTCTCCGGACTAACCACACCACGTTTTTCCATAACGCTACTCTTCCACCGGTGCGCGCAGGGCTTTTTCTACCTGTAATACACAGTACTCGCGGCCATCATAAACATACTGGAATCCCGTAGTATTCACAAGGTACAGCCGCCTGTCGTCATTGATCTGTACGGCCCATGGACGGTGGTATGGATCATTCGCCGGCGGAAACCAACGGGCGGCCGACTGTTCAAAACGCACGTCGTAAACCAACACTATAAATCCGCTTTCTTCGGGGATTTCGGGGTCAAGCCGCGACACAGATATCAAAACGTCGTGGAAAAATGCGGGGACAGTGCCGATTCCCTCTTTCTCGAAGTACACCAGTTTTTGCGGCGGACCACTTGTTGTACTTTTTGCAACCACTGGCGTTGCCGAAGCAGACGTCGGCGGTTTTTTCAGGCCAAACGCCGCCATTGGGCTATACGTACGGTCTATTTTTTCAATCGGCGGCATAGGCGCCTCAGTGCGTAATACCTGCGCCGTCTCTTCCAGTTCTGTCAACATTTGCGCTTCGCTAACCGCTTCGGCGACACCCGATGGTTGCGGCTTAGGCACGGGCGGTGGCGCTTTGTGCGGAACACGTTTAACACTTGAATTTGCCATCTTCGCCAACTCTTCAAATGCCATTGCTGCTCGCTCCCTTATTGCATTGATATCATTGCCGGTGATTTGACTATTAGCGCGCTCAACCGCTGTCTGCGCCATATCGGCTGTTACGTCGCTCAGCGTTAGTGACGAGCCGTTTGGGCCGTCAGGTTCAATGTTTATTTTGATGCCGTGCTTGTCGTGCGGATTGAAATTGGTCGGAACGCCGCCGGGTGTAGACGGCGCCACAACCACGCCCCGAATACCCTTGGGACCGCCGCGCATCAACTCAGACATGGCGCGGCCGTTGCCAAGTCGAATATTCGCCGGATCGTCGTATTGCGCCATTGCGGGCTCCAATATCTAAAAAAAACCGGGGGTGGCAGTGCAAACTACGCACCCCCGGTAAAGGACTCTGGACTCAAATTTGGGCAGACTTTGTAGAGGCGTGTCTTCGGTATGTGGAAGTACAGCCGGCCCAGTGGTACACCGCCACCACACGCTTTTTTAACATGCGTCGGTTTCGGTATGACCTCCGCTACAACATCGCCCGACATTAAATGCGCCACAACTAAACCGTTCTCGGCGTCGTCTGGAAAAACCGGGAGCGTCGACGGAACAGCGCCGTCGGCTAACAGCCAATCCAGTACGAAACCTTTGTTGTTTAGTTTTATGAAGTGACGCATTCAGTGCTAGCCGTGTGCCGCCTCCGCGACCACCTTGGCTTCCTCCCTGACGCCGATCATTTTATGTTTTGGCGTCCAGTCGGCTGATGCGAGGATACTCCCGCGCAGCCAGTTTGGCAACTCCTGTAACTGGCTGGCAGACGAGATTTGTACCGCGCTTACCCGACTTAGCAGCAAAGGACTATCCGGATTCATTGCCGCCGTTAGCAACTCTCCGTCCATTGCTTCCTTTTGTGCTCGTTTCGAAGCGCTGTAACGTAGCACATTGGCTACATATTTTGGCGCTTCTTTAATGGCTGTAGGTACAGCCACGTTAACGAACACCGGCTTCTTTGGATGTACCAGAGCATCATAGATGTCATTATCTTCTAGTGATGCGTCTGGGAACGACAACCGCATTTCAGCGATCATCTCGTTAACTACATTGCCGCAGTTTGCAAGTGTGTCATCCACAACTTTCACACCACGGCGGCGAAGAATCGACGCGGCTGGATTTGGCCGGCGAATCCGTATTGTTTTCACAAACGCAAGCGGATTACGGTCAGCAAAACCAAGTACCGGCCGATAGTTCTCAACCAACCGATTCGTCTCAACCGCCTGCTGGATATCAGAATCCTGCGCGACGGCGGCATTGACATAAACCATTGGCCCGCTGACCTCTGTCATGTCCGCCTTCAAAGCCTCTGTTTGCAGGCTTTCAAGACCGGTCGCGATCAGGTCAGCGTCTACGTACGCCTTCAGTTTGTCGGCGTCGTAGCGTTCCTCTCCGTGCTGGAACGGAACAAGAAACTTCGGCCATTTAACCTCGTCAGGCTCGACTGGGTTGTATGCCCAATCAGTCAGCGCCTGCAAGAGTTCACACCCTCTCGCAGCCGTCATCTGATGCTTGGGTTTTTTGAGACACAATTGTGCACCGCTGCCATTCAAGGCAATCGGCTGCCGGAAATCCCAGCGGCCGATCACATCAAATACAGGGAGCGCCTGCTTGTATCGCAAAACAGACAAAGACAACGTCAGCCCGAGACTCGACGATACCTCTAGAGCAAGCACAAAAGGTCGCTTGCTCTTCGGGTATCTGACATCGTTATTGAACACAGTCGTCTGACCCGTGTGGTAGAGTTTGCACGCCATGTTACGGCAAACCTGCGCCACACGATCAAACCTCTGAACTGCCCTCCGTTGCGTTATCGCGATGCCTTTTATTTCCATTTTTTCCTCCTCTATGGAAACGGTCTTGTTTATACATTGCCCACATTTGGGGTGTTATCAATTCAGCGCTGCCATCTTTAAACGTAAGCAGTACGCCGTCTGAATCTATTGCTTCTTTATGCTTTACTATTTTTCCCCTGTATCTAACTACGCGCACGCATAGTATCTCCCAACTCGGCACGTAGGCCGAATAAAGATAGATGCGCCCGCTGTTTCACCGCAAAACAGCAGTACAATAAATATGCCCGGTTACGCGCAAAAATTTAGTTCAACTATCCGGGTCGGGCAGAATGCTATCGAAGACGTTTACGACACTGTCGGCGTCGTCGGCAAAGAAGTTTTCAGCGTCTTCGGATACTTTTGGTTTTTGCGGCAACGAGATTTCAGCCGGCCCTTCCAATATGGCCGGGTCAGCGCCAAGGTAGGTGGTGTCGTCCGGCTCCAGATTCTCCAGCGCCGGCACATCAAACAGCGGCATTTTGACGTCGCCCAGCATCAAGTACCGCATAGGCGGTTTTGATATCAGTACCCGAGCGCCGTGAAAACAGGCAACAGATACATCCGTGTTTATCAGTTCCTTGATGCGCGTAGCCATCTGTTCCAGTGTTTCAAAACTTTCAACACCAAAGTCGCCGTTCGCCTGCAACACGGCTACGTGATACTGCTGCGCGCTCATTTGTCGTCTCGCATTGTTAGTGGGTCTTCGCCGGTAAAGCCGCTGCTTAACCCGGCAAGTTGAATAGACGGCGGTATAAGGTGTTGCTCGTTAGCCCCTACACGCTTCACGACTGGTGTGCCGCCTAGGTGTTCTGCCATAAAAGACACAAAGCGATTCGACATCACACCGAACACCGTAACAGACAAAAACTCCGGCGTAACGCTCGTCGGGTCTCGCACAAACACCGGCTGCGTAAAAGACTGCGCAAACAAACCAATCTTTGGGTTTGAGTACGCGATACCGCCAAGAAAAGAGAAGCACTCTTCGGCACGCGTCGTGTCAATGCCGTACAGCCGTTTGTCCCAGCACACCGGTCTTGTCTTACCCGGTGCCGGCATCACGCCCAGCCCGCGGAAAAAGAACTCGTGTTCTTTGCGCAAGTCGATGCAGAACGGCCGTAAATCAGGCTGCTCTGCGGGAAAACGCGCGTCAAACTCGATCACAGGGTCGCGATCGAATCCGCCATGCGTGAACAGCAATGCCGCCGTAAAAAGAGAAACCGGCGCATCTCGCCGCTGCAGCGCGTCGGCTACAGATAGCGTTGGAACATTATCCGCGCCGATAATTGGCTCAACGTTCGTGAACGAATCGGGGCGGTCCATCGCAGTTACTTTTTCGACTTAGAATGCACCATGCTGTTGGCTGTATTTGTAAACAACAACAGCAGCACAAATGCCGCATCGACGACATTGTCGATACCCGTCGATTTGTACTTTGTTGTGTCGAATGCTTTTCCAAGCACTCTGTTAGCCGCAATAATCATATCATCTTTGCTGGCTTTGCCGTTTCCAGTCGCGGCTTTTTTGATGGTGCTAATCGCGTAGCCGGTGGCGATAAGGTCGGCCTCTTCGGCCCACGTGGCTACCGTAACCTTCATTCCGCCGAGAATTTCTGAGGCGGTAGCCGTTCTGGCCAGCACGGCAGGAATGCCGAATTTCTTGTTGACAAAGAACTCTTTCGGCGGTGTGTACTTCACATCCTCATAGCCAATGACGTCTGGATCAACGACATTTAAAAAGTGACGCAGCCGTACGAAGCGCGCTGCGCGGGACTCCATGCCCTGCACGGACAGGTCCCACTGAAACAACTGCAGCCGTTCTTGCAGTAAATTTGGGCGCGTATTGTGGTCGTAGTCGTACACCGCTACGCCACAATTACTACCCAAGTCGAGCCCGAGAAACCGCGTAAGTTCTTTTGATTTTTTTGGTAGTTTCGCCGCAAATGCTTGCGGGTCTGCGTACATCCTGTACTTGGGCATTTAACACCTATTTGTTTGGCGCAAATACAGCGATGATCCGCCGCCACAAAGGCAAAGGCGCTGATTGTTGCTCGATGGTTTTGTTTGCGTCTTGCAACGCCGCTTTTAACTGTACGATTTCTTGATGCGCCATTTTTAATCGCGTCATCAGTACGTCGTTGTCCATGCGTAAATGTTCTGCCAGAAAATCTGCGTTGTATTGCCGCGCACCGTGACGCGCGGCAAACTCACAGACAGTCGAAGCAAACCGAGCCATGTCGTTCTGTGCCGGCGAGGCCGCGCCAAGAATTGACACCTCGCGCACCGCTAAAAACCACGCTGCGCAAAACACCTCCCCGATAGCGGCGAAGAGCACCTGCCGCACCGGTAAACGAAACGCAAAAAAATTGTGCCGCGACAGCGCCTCTTCGAATGATTTGACCGGATCAGCGCCGTTTACAAAGTCCTTTTGCGCCGCGGCCAAGGCTCCGGCAATCGCTACTATCTCTTCTTGCGAGATATTGTTTTTCTCGTACCACACCTGCATCTGCGGCGAGAGCGCGCCGACATCGAGATTCTCGATAGCCCGCACCATTAAAGATGGTGTGACGTACGCATAGTCTCGCTCAGGGTTGTACAGCGGGCCGTTGGTGCCTTTTTGCTTGTAGCCAATAGTTGCCATAACTACTCCTTTACTGGTCAACCGCTGTTTCCAGAGACTGACTATTCCGTTTACAGCGCACACATGTCATCGCTGCATCAGCCGGATCGAAGAAACTCTCCATCTTGCACGCGTCACAATATTTAGACACATACGTTTTCGCGTGCGTTGCATACTGGCACTGATCATACCCAAGCCAGCAATGAACGCAAGCGTGCTCAAAGTTTTGCGGGCATAACTTAGCCCGACAGCGCACCTCAATCTTGCTTCGGTTGTGTTTGATCATGCTAGCGCTTGCACTGACTGTTGAAAACACCGGCGTTTCATAACTACGGGCGGCTTCAACATGCGCAAAGAACAGCAAATTTACGAAATGGTATGGCGTGGAGTACGGGTACGGCCCCCATGGCGCAGAAAACCCGAGCGTCTGCGAAATGGCGATACAACTCCCGCGCGAAAAGAATTGCGGAAATATCATTGGACACGGCGTGCCGCCCACAGCACGACATTGCAACATAAAGCCGACAGATCGCTTACGCATAAATGGTCGAACGTTTTCGACAATTACGGGTACGCGCTCGTCGGCTATCTGTTTTGTCCAGTTTAAAGCGGGTAGTCCGTCCACCAGCCGGTCTACGTTACCCGCAATGCGCCAAGCGAAATCCCCAGCGCGCTGACGAGTAAGCGTAGTTCCGGCCAGTAGACGGACTGAATCAAATACAGCGGTTTGAACAACGTTATTGGGCAACGCCGTCAACAGCGCGTTTGAAATCTCGTAAACCGTATCGCCGGTTAAATTGCGACCGATATACGGAGTCAAAACAGAACTGAAGATGTGGTTACGTCGTTCAATTATCCGCCGATAACTAAACGGGCGCTGTTTCATTTTTCAGCGACACCGTGCTGGGGTCGGCGGCTGCGGATGTGGCCGGCACGGTCGCAGAAATACCTGCGGGACCGCCTTCGGGATCAGCCACAATCACCCGATCCGGGTTGTTCTTCTGCCAACTTTCCTTGGCCTTGGTGGCCGTCTCTTCAGTCAACTGCGCGGTGTTCTTGATCGCAGCAGACTCCTGCTCAAGTTGCAGGATCAGCAGCCCCATCTCGGAAGACAGCAGATTTGCAAGGTCGCCGACGCAGATCACATTCTGCACAACAGCCGAACCCGGCGTCACCTTGTCCGGCTCAATTGTCGCGTACTCGATGGTGATCTTCTCGATGCGCACGTTTTCCGGAATCGGATCAGAGAAAGACTTGCCATTAAGCGCAGCGCCCAGCGCTTTCAGGCCGTTGAAACGCGTATACAGTTCAACCATCTTCTCCGCAGACGCTTTGATCATGTCCGCCGGATTGACACGCGTCTCCTGAAACTGCTGATCGCCCGCAGCAGCCTGAATTGCGGCTGCCAGCCCGGAAGTGTCCAGTTTGATGGGCACAGACAGCGTGTCATTCGGACGACTTACCGGCTCGCTCTTTGCATCGACAATTACGTTGTTGGCCATTTTTGGTCCTCTAGTTAGTCATGAAAGCAAAACCAATCCAATACCGCAAACCAAAAGTCTTATCTGTATCAGAATCGTAGACAATTTCAACAGGCGTTCCTGTCGCTACGTAAAACCGCGTAATCTGTTTCGGGATATGCCCCGCGCACGCTAACCCTAACTGCAGCATAAACGCCAACGCCAAACTGGAGTCGGGGTTTAGCATGTACGGGAACACGGGCACGCGGATGTATTCGTCGTGGTCAGAATACGCCCAATCTGGCGGCTCGCCGGGTTTGAACGGCGAAGACAATACAGTCCATTTTGCACCGCCCATTTCTTTGGGGGTTTTAATGACTGCCGGCTCAAATGGCAAACCTGCTGGCCATTTGGCGCGAATTTTTTCGATGTGTACCTGCTCAACAAACAACTTCATGTGCGTAATCAAATCCGATTGGCTTTTCATCCTGCCCGCGTTTTGATGCCGCGGCTTCAATGCCTTCATCGTTGGCATTAATCCACACGCCGTCGCGAAAGTGACATACGGGTAAATCGTGCTGGCGGCAAAGTTCTCCAAACATCATATCGACGCCGCGATGTTTGAATTCCGGCCGTGGCAGATCAAACCGGTTTATTACGGCGGTCTGCATTGCCCACCAACTACCAGACGCGAACTGAATGTACGGCTGCGGTTCTTTTCCCGCGTACCAAGACTGCGCCTTAATCCAATCTACCTGCCCGCCAACAAAACGGCTGCGGTATATCGAGCCAACCATGGCGTGAGATTCTAACTGTTTTTTCAGTCTTGGCAACCACTGATTTGGATCAGTATCCGGCGCCAAACACGAGTCGTCGTCAAACCAAATTGTTATCGGCGCGGTGATTGGCGCCGCCTTAAACAGTCGCCGCATTAGTGGGTACTTATGTACATTTTCTGGGGAGTCAACCAATAGCGCGGTTGGAAAATGCTCAGCAATTTGAGCATTGACAAATGCACGCGTTTCCGGACCTACGGCATTGCAACCAAAACGAAAGTCAACGTTTTGGCGCGCGAGTTCGCGCATCGGTTGATTAAGAACGCGATGCGCTAACTTGTGACAGTATTCGTCCGCGCCGTAAAACAATACGCAGACACAGGCCGTAGCGGGTCCTTCCGCCATCGTCGACTCCGTTCTTGGAACCTTAGAGTTTTACACTCTTCAGTTCCGATTTCAATATGGCGACAGGCAGCACAACCGGTGATACCCGAGAACGGGCAAGTAACCGAAATGCTTTCACGACATCCTCATCGTGAATCTTGTCGCCGTTTGTTACGCTGTTTACAAATTTGCCGACGTAACTCATAAACTTGTCGCGGTCTTTTTCCGAACTAAAACTGAACCGCACAGAAAACTGCGTTACAGTTTTGCCAGCGTGTTCATCGGCTACCTCATATTTTTCCCAGTGTTTCGCGCGCTCTGGTCGCGTATACACGTAGGTCAAACGACCCACCATGTCATACACGAGCAGCACAGCAGACTTATCTAAATCGGCTGTGACGGAGAATACATGCGGAAATAGCGCTGTCACAATAAACGGTAACTGGTTTGCCGTTTTATCTGACAATGCCACACGCGGAATATGCACAGGAATAACGCGCTCGCCGATCTTCTTGTCTATGACAAAGAACTCGGCCTCAAGCGCGTCTACGCCCGGCTCAATAACAACAGGAACATTTCGCACAGAAAACATAGTCGCACCAGTTATCGAGTGATAGAGGATCGGCGTGGTGTTTGACTCTCGACAACGTCCGTGCTTTCTTCTTCCTGCTCCTGCGCATCCTGTCGACTGCTCAGTTCTTCGGCAATCTTGCGGCACATAGCAATGTGATCCGCAACGATGTCTGACAATTTGTCGAAGTTACCGACAACCTCGTCGATGTAGCCTTGAACCGTCTCGTCGATTTTGGACACAGGCGCATTTACGATATCGTCGTAAATGTTGTCCTTTTTCTCGTTGAGCCATAGCGTCTCGGAACGGGCGATAAAACGCCGCTGATGCTGCAGTAAATCGAAAATCTGCTGTTTCAGCCCCTTCGGGGACTGGTGCGTCCGGCCGCTGTTCTTCTGCTTACCGCGCATTTCTTGCAGTTCATTAGCAAGTGTTTTCGCGGTGTACGCCTCTTCAGCGCACTTTTCTTCAATCGCCTGCCGCTGCTCGTCGTCCGGGATTTGAGACAGCAGTTGCACGTGCGACGTAGTAATTCGCCACCGCGGCCTGTCGGGGCACCGCAGTTTCAGAAGATGCGACAGCGCCTCTTCCGACCGGTACTTCTCATAGAAATTGATGGCGCCGCGTAACTGATCTGCACTGTACAGCGGCGAGAACACAGAGAGCAGTAAAGACGCGCCATCTACGCCGGAGGCGCGCTGCTCGTCTGTCAGATATACGTCTGGCTGTTGCTGTACTTCAGTAATCAGCCGGCCGATGTTCCAGTACGCGTTCAGACTGGCAACTTGTACGTCTTCAAACAGTTGGTCAATCTCGCCGACAACGTTACGCAACTCCGGCGTCATGTTTTCGGTGTCGGTCAACTGGGCCGCACGGCGCGTGTTCGCTATTTCTGCTTGCGCAATGATGGCGGCTTTTGGCTTTCTACCCATGGTCATTCTCCTTAGATTGCTTCCGTTTTTTTGATTTTGCGTCCGGAAGCACTAAACGCATCGCTGTGGTTTGTAAAACATCTCTTGCGCGCTGATGCTGATTTTTCGCATAGCGCAGTATCGAGCAGAACAGGTCGTAGGCTGTGCGTTGTGTCAGTACCTCTTTCGTGTACGCCTCTAACGCATCCCGCGGCGCCAAATCTGCACCAACCAGCGCGGCGTTTTTCACAATACGTTTGGCGTCTTCTCTAAAAATCTTGTGCCGGCAAAGTTTGTTGACCCACTCATCCATAGCGGCTTTCAACTCGTTGCCGTTGGCCGAAAAATTAAGCGGCGTAGCAGCCAGTTGCCGAACGTGTTTGGCAACTAAACCCATATCGACTTTTTGATGTGCCGCCTGTGCCGCCAAAGCCGCCGTTCGCCCGGCCAAGTCTGGGCCAATGTGCTTTATCCGGTTGTTTGCCGTGGGCGGCTCGACGGCAACGCCAAAACGGGTATAAAGGCAGGTCGCGGCTTTAACCGCCTTGCCGGTATCTTCGCGGTTTGCAAAATACCAGCCGCCCGCAAACGTGTGATTCTGGTCATAGATATCATTACGCCGCGTTGTTGGGTCTATGAAATAAAGCCGCAGTTCTCGGCCTATTAACTCGGCGCGGGAGAACTCGGCTTCCGGTTGCTTGTCAAACAACTCGTTGCAGACGATGTTCAAAAACAACGAGTTGTCGAGCATTTTGTGGTCCAAGCCGAGAAAACCTTCAATGGCTTTCCCGCTGTGATCCACCAACAAACTGCGCTCACGCAAAGCCTCAAACCGAATGCGCAGCGTGGCGTTATAGACACCAACCGCGGTGGCAATATCGATCGGATTATCTAGCGCGATATTCCGCATGTTTTCGCCGGACAACTCGTTGAACAGCACACATAGCCCCGCAGCGAGCGTGTTTGTCACGGCGGAAAAACCGATTGCGTTAAATCGGTAGCCACTGTCGCGCAGCCGGCCGTCTGCCGACATGATCAATTGATTTTCGTCAACAATCGGCACGAGTTCGGTATTTGCCGTACGGTTAGCCAAAAAGTCTTTGCAGTCGTCGAACTGTTTCGCGGTAAACGCGAACGCAGGAATTCCGGCAAAGATGCTCTTTAGCGTCATCGCGGTTCAAACCACTGATTGCCAAATTGCTGACAAAACATCGGCAAAGGCTCAACGAAAAGCGTAGCGCCGGCAGCATTAGATGCCCGCCAAACAACTCTGTCAATCTCAGTATTTTCGAGTTCGATGTTATGCGCACAGAACGCTGTACGAGTCACAGGAAACACGAAAACGAATTGACTTTCGGGGTCTACCTCGATGCGTTGCAACGTTTTCATCACCGCCTTTACGAGCCTATTGCGCGCGGACGGTTTGAATAAGTCGGCTATTGTTAGTTCGTGCAGTCTGGGTATTCTGCGCGCACAAAGCAACGGAAAACGCCGGAAGGACCGGTTGAACCATCCAAAGTTCAACCGATCCTTACCGGTAACGTCGCGACACTCGTTTACAAACCGACCCCAGCCCGCGATTTTAATGCCGCATTCCGAAAACACACGTTTAATGACGCGCTCTTCGTACGCCAATTGCCGCTGTTCACGGATTGCTTCTGCGGCGGCATTGTCCTCGCTGAACAAGTCACCGAAAAACTGGTCGCGGTCCATGTGTCACTCACTGGGCGATGCAAATACGGACGGCGGTGCCGACACTCCATTTTGAGACGGATACGCTGCGCCGTTCTTCTTCATCAACTCGCCAGCAGGCTTGCTCGCCGGACGTTTGGGCGTACGACTCAGCCGCTTACGCAGCGTGTCGTTTTCCGCCTCCGCCCGCGCAAGCGCCAGCGTTAAAGCCCAAACAGCCCCAATGGAATCGTAGTGAACCTGTGGGAGATAGCCGACCTCCTCATCCACTTCGATAGCCGCGCGAGACATAGCCCGCGCATAGTTCAAAATCGTCTTCGTGTCAGCACCCGTACGCACAAGATGCGCAATGTGCTGAAATGGCGACATTGTGCGTTCGTGGTTCGGGTTACTCGTCGCGGGCTTCTTCTTCTTTGTGGCCATTGTTGGCTCCTTCTTTACTCTACTTGACCAAGGGGATCAAAATCCGTCGGAATTAAGTCTGCGGCAACGCTAGATGCCGCCATCAACTCCGGTACGTCAGTCATCTGCTGCTTTCGCAGTTCTTCCATAACCTGAGCACGATACTTCTTAGCCGGATCACAAATCGAGTATTCGTTGACGCCCAGCAGACCGTGCAGGAGCGACAACACCTTTTTGTTATCTTCAAGAATGATCGCGGCTTCGACTTCTGATACAGCGTCTTGCTTAGAGATGCCAAGAGCCGTCGAATACACCAGCGGCACATCTGCGTTCTTTGTGCCGTGCTTGTATTCCAAGTCACAAACTTGCTTCACTAGCCCCGGCAACTTCGGGTCAATGCCGGGTTGTGGCTTTTTGTCTGCCGCCTGTAAGTCCATAAGCAGGCGAATAGTGGCCGTATTCCAGTCCCAGTAGTGGTACTGCTGGTTTTTGTACGTGCCATCGGGCAGCGTGGCGATGTCGTTGTACCACATGAGATTCACAACTAACTTTCGGCCCGGTGCGCCAAGATTGTTCTTGGTCGCCACGATGCGCACAGCCTGTCCCTCGGCACGCCCCAACTGAATGTTGTTTCTCGACACCTTGGACATGTCGAGAATCAGCGTGGGGTAATAGTCGAGGCTTGCGCCGCCCGGAGCATACTTTTTGGGCGGACCAAAACCCATGGAATTGATTTCTTCCTTGAGGTGGTTGGTCGCCACGAACGCGATCGGATAGTGGCGCAGCGTCGGCACCAATGCTGTGCGCATGAAGTCCGACAGATTTCGCGCCAGATACGGGTGACCAGCCGCGGCATGACCCTCGTCAGCCACCTTTTCAACACGCCGGTCAACCTCCACAGCAGAAATCGAGTCAACGCCAATACAGATCGGGATGACCCGTTCTGGAGCGTTGGCGGCGTCAATCTGCTTGTGAATCTTCTGGCAGTAACCGATATAGGCTTTCTGCCACTCCTCCACCGACGCAGCAGTTTCAATTCGCGTGCGGCCGATGTAAGTCTGATTGTGCCCAAAGACGCCCGCCAGCATAGACGGCGAGCCCTTGTTCTCTGTGTCAATCAGGATAGCGCCGCCGCCGTACACATGAAACCACCGCATGATCTCCAGCAACAGCGCCGACTTGCCGGCGCTGAACTCGCCGCGCAGTTGCGTAAAACGCGACAGCGGGAAAATATTGGCCTGTAGTAAGTACCGCGCCGCAAGCGACGGAAGCGGCAGGCCGATCAGCGGGTCTTGCGCGGCTTCTGACGCGCGGAGCACTTCTGTAATTACGGGGTGCTCACCGTTTACAGCGTGGATGTCTACTGCTTCTTCTTCGTCTTTTTTCTTGCGTCGAGCCATGGTATTCCTCTGGATTGTTTAGATAGAAAAGTTCTGCGCCCGTACCGCCAGCACTCTTTGCTGACGGTACGGGTTCGCAAAACTAAATGCTCAGCCCTTATTCGCAGCCTTGCGAGCGCGGGCGATGACATCCGCCGAACTCTGCTTCGGCTTTGGGGCCGCAGCCTTCGGCGCGGGCGGCGGAGGAACCGACGCACCGGGTGGAATAGCAGGCTCAGAAAACATAGCCTCTACGCTGGCCTCAGCCTCGTAGGAAATCTCGCCGGCCGGCGGGTCCCACGGAGCCGGCGGATCAGCGTACACAGGCTTGCCCATACCGGACGCCTTTACCGGCATCGGGGCTGGGGCTTCTTCCATGTCCTCTACGGTACGCTCACCGATCTCCACCGTGGTGGTGTTCTTCGGGATTGCCCGCAGGTAGTCAGGGAACTCACGCCAAGCGAAATCAAGAACCTCACGCGGGAACGATGCCGCGATCAACTCTGCCTGCTCGGGATACGTCGGAGTCCACAGATAGTCGTTCCAAGACTTGGTCTCGGCAACGATGCGCTCTGCATACGGCTCAAGGGAAATTTCTTGCCCCTGATACTCGTCATGCAGCACAGCGAAATGCGTCATCTCGCTGCGCGACTGCGGATAGCCAACGATGTAAGTTGCGTCCTTACGGCTGCTACGCGCGTGCTTCGGGCAGTGAAAGGTTTCGGGCCCTTCGGCACCGATGCCCATCAACTTTTGCCCGCCGCTCACGTACGACTCCGGCAGGAACGTAACCAACTTCGCCTCGGCAAACGACAGCATGTCGCCGCTCAGATGCTCGCCGGAGTCGGGATCACGAACGCTCAACGCCGAGTGTAACGACTGCAGCGCGCTCGTTTTGAGCCCAACAATCCGCGCATTGCGCTTCTGATCATCCGAGAACGCACCAAGCGTGATTCCGCCGTTGTCGTCTACGTAAACAACGCTCGCCGAAATGAACAGCGTCTTTTCCGGCTTCTTGAGCGTGCCAACGTGCGAGTTAGCAACGAAATTCTTGGACAGCAATTCAGTGAACAGCCGGCCCAGTTTCGGGTGGTTGTCCTTGTTGTCCCACGCAACCTTACG